CGTAAGGAGCTTGATCCCAGCGCGTCGCGCCGAGGACGCCCGTCACGAAATGCCCCGAGCAGCGCAGAAGTCGCTCAGATGCTCGGCGACCTTGATTGCCCGCAGGCGCTACGACCGCTGGTCAATCAGTTGGGCGTCAGACTGCGCGATGGCAGGAGTTATACGGAAAATCATCGCGCTGCGGAATTTTATTGGAAGAAACGGAAAGCCGATTTCAGAACAATGATGATCGGCCTCTATCGCCAATATCAAGCGCTGCTGCGTGGCGGCGCCGATTCCGTTGAACACCCCATACTGGGCCGGTCCGCTGGAGCGACCGAGAACACTCCTCGTGAGCGCGCTTTGGAGTTGACCCAAGCGGCACTGGCTCGGATGGGCCTCTACCCTCCTTCCCTTGGCAGAATGCGCAACATCCTCTCAGAGGCTCGGCGCCCGATTTAATTCACGCTCAAAATTGTGATCGCCTTCGGGAGATATGTCCTTATCTAGTTGGCCCCTTTGATCTGAAGGGAGCCAAACAATGCCGTCTAATCTCAAGAGCGCTCGCGCAGGCCAAGCTGGTCCGCAAAGCGCTACAATCCAACATCCCCATATCGAAATAGCCCGTTGCGCGATCTTGCGGCCCAACCCGCGCAACGCGCGCAAGCACCCCAAAGAGCAGCTCCAGAAACTCGCCGCGGGCATCAGCCGCTTCGGCTTTCTGATCCCGATCATCGTCGATGAAGGCATGATGATCGTCGCCGGTCACGGACGCTGGGAAGCCGCCAAGCAGCTCGGGCTCTCCGAGGTCCCGGTGATCCGCGCGTCCTTCATGACCGAGGCCGACAAACAGGCGTTCGCGCTCGCCGAGAATCGGTTGGCCGAACTCTCGGAGTGGGATGAGGAGATCGTTGCTGAAACGCTGAGCGCGCTGTTCGACGAGGGCTATGAGCTCGACGCCACCGGTTTCGAAACAGCCGATCTGGATTTCATGATCGGCGACATCGAGTTATCCAATGAGAAGAAAAGCAAGCCGGAGCGGGTCGACCTTCCCGATCCCGGTGCACGCACGGTCACCAAGGAGGGCGACCTCTGGCTGATCGGCCCCTATCGCATCTACTGCGGTGACGCCCGTGATCCAGTCAGCTGGGAAATTCTTCTGGGCGATGATCTGGCGACACTGATCTTTGCGGATTTGCCGTACAATTTGCCGATCGACGGCTTCGTGAGCGGGAATGGCAAGGTTCGCCACCGCGAGTTCCTGTTCGGTGCCGGCGAGATGGATCCGGCCCAGTTCACCGCATTCATCCGCGCCATCCTGCGCAACTGCGTGCGATTTTCTGTGGGCGGCGCGATCCACTATCACTGCATGGACTGGCGCCATCTGCGCGAGCTGCTCGATGCCGCCGAAGGCGTGTATGATCAGTTCAAGCAATTGGTGGTGTGGGCAAAATCGAATGGCGGCCAAGGTTCATTTTATAGGAGCCGCCATGAGCTGATAGCGGTGTTCAAGTCCGGTACTGCCAAACATATCAACAATTTCGGCTTAGGAGAAAAGGGGCGTTACAGAACGAATGTCGTTGAATACGCAGGCTGCAACGTCTTCCGTAAAGGCCGCATGGAAGACTTGACTGCACATAGCACAGTTAAACCCATTCCATTAGTAGCTGATTTCATATTGGACTGCTCTAATCGGGGCGATCTAATCGTGGACCCCTGCCTGGGATCGGGTACGACCCTGCTGGCAGCGCACCGCACCAAACGCCGCGGGGCTGGCATAGAGGTCGATCCCGGCTATGTCGATACTGCTCTGCGTCGGCTCGTCGCTGCTACCGGTCTCACGCCGGTGCTGGCCCGCGATGGCCGCACGTTCGACGAGATCGCTGCCTCCCGCTCCGAGCAGGAGGACTAAGCGATGTCGGATGGTGACGACGACAGCATCGGCTACGGCAAGCCGCCTCGCCACACGCGCTGGAAGAAAGGCCAGTCCGGTAATCCGCGCGGCCGCCCGAAGGGATCGCGTGGTCTCAAGACCGATCTTCACGAGGAGCTCAGTACCATGCGGTCAATGCCTTTGAAAAACAAGGATGGCGAGACGGTCAAGGTCATCAAAGGCACGTCACAGCAGCTGATGCTGCGCGCGCTCGCGATGCGGGCGCGGCAGGGTCATGTCGCCGCGGCGCGCGCGCTGATTGACCTGACCTTACAGGTGTTCGGCCCCGAGGACCGCAACACGGAGCGCGCAGAGCTCTCCGCCCATGACCGGGCGCTGCTGCGGCAGCTCTTCGCCGATGACGAAGACGTCGCTGATGAACGTGCCGCTGAGAGTGGTGGCGATGGAGCCAAAGAACCGCCGCATGACGGGAGTGTTGCCGACGTAAAGGATCCACAGGTTGATTAGGTTGGTCCCCGACAACCCGGCGCTCTATCTACGTGAGCGCCTCCGCCGCGACTTCGAATCCTTCCTCCGCAAGGCTTGGCCTTACATTACTGGCGGCGAGGATATTCTGTGGGGGTGGTATCTGAGCCATATGGCCTGGCATGCTGATCGCGTGCGCAAGGGCCGATGCCGACGGCTTCTTTGCACCCTGCCCCCTCGCTACGGTAAATCCAAATTCTTCTCGGTCATCTGGGTCGCCTGGATGTTGGGGCAGGATCCCACCTTGAATTTCGTCTGCGTCAGTTACTCCAACGAACTCGCGGGCAAGATGGCGCGCGATTGCCTCGCGATCATGCAGTCGAACTGGTACCGCGAGCTGTTTCCGAAGACGATCATATCAAGCAAGCGCTCGGCGACCGCCGACTTCGAGACCACCGCCGGCGGTGGTCGTCTCGCGACGTCCGTGACCGGCACGCTGACCGGCCGCGGTGGTGACATCATCATCCTCGACGATGTCCTCAAACCCGACGAAGCCCCCTCCGATGTCACCCGCGAGACCGTCAACACCTGGTTCCGGTCGACCCTGCTGCCCCGCCTCAACGACAAGGCATCGGGCGCGATCATCTGCGTGATGCAGCGTCTCCATCAATATGATCTCGCCGGCATGCTGATCGAGCGCGGCGACTGGGATCAGGTCAAGCTTCCGGCCATAGCTCTTCAAGATCAGCAGATCCCGCTGACACGCGGGCGGATCCACCACCGCAAGGTCGGCGACCTCCTCCATCGCCTACGCGAATCTCAGGAGGACTTGGATCGGTTGAAGGCCGAAATGGGCTCGGTTCTGTTTGCTGCCCAGTATCAGCAGGACCCGGTGCCCGAGGGCGGCAACATTATCCGTCGCGAGTTTCTGCAGCGCTACGAGGGTGGGAAACTCGACACCTCATGGGGCCGGATCGTTCAATCGTGGGACACGGCGAGTAAGGACAATCCGCACAATGCCTTCTCGGTGTGCATCACCTCGCTGGTCCGCGGACGCGACACGTTCGTGCTCGATGTGTTCCGCAAGCGCATGCTGATGCCCGAGCTTAAGCGCACCGCGATCGACCTGGCGAGGCGGTACAGTGCCAGCGTCTTGCTGATCGAGGACCAGGCCTCTGGCGAGCAGCTGATCCAATTGCTCGAAGCGGAACAGGCAGCTGGCGTGCCCTCGCCAATCCCGCGCCGGCCCGAAACCGATAAGCTTTCGCGCGCGCATGGAGCGGCCGCGATCATCGAAGCGGGGCATCTCTATCTCCCGAAAGATGCTGCGTGGCTGGCCGAGTTCGAGTCCGAGATCCTCGGATTTCCCAGCAGCCGTTTCGCCGACCAGGTCGACGCCCTGTCGCAGCTCCTGGGCTGGGTCCAGCAGCAATATCTGTATAAGCCACTGCCCAATGCGGGGCCGATCCTGATGCTCGAAGGGAGCGACGGAGGCGCGACCTATTTTGGCGACGAAAGCGATATCTCCGGCGGCAGCTACGATGGCGATCCCTGGGGTGCCTACTAGAACCAGGGAAGGGAGACGGAATGGCATCGCCCCAGCCTGGTTTACAGGCGAATATGGAAGGCTGGGTAAATCGCCTTGGCTTTTGCGATGACCTCGGCGAGCGTAAGTTCAATCCAATCACGACGGACTATGTTCAGGAACACGAACCGAAACTGGTCCTTGAGGGTCTGGGCCATGGTCAGCTCCGAGGCGGAAAGGCTGAAGAAATGGCCCAGCAGGTCGGGCCCTACCGCCTTGCGGTTCGAGGATTTGATCTCGACTATGATGATCGAAGCATTTTTGCGCGCAATCTCTTTTGCGCTGTTAAGATCGACCTCGGACTCAAGCCGTACAGCATCATATGCCCTGCCAATGAGGGCTTTGCCGCACATCGCAAATCCCACCAGCAATGCCTGTCGCTGATTAGCCGTCGGCAC